AACAAGTATCGTTGTCCTTGTGTCAAGCTTGGCAGACCTGTTCCAGGACCGCTTTTTTTAGGATCAACTATTCTGTCAACAGCCGGCAGGGTATTGCTTGGTATTGTATCTGAGTCAACATTGAACAGCAAAACATAAGGATCAGTAGGATGATAGCTCACAGTGCCAACAACATAATTGCCATTTTCCTGCTCTAGTCTAACTTGACTTATGCCATTTTCTAGTTTGCCATATTGATCAATTAATCCACCCCAGCGTAGATCTTTACCGCCTTTTTGCGGTTCACCAATTTCATCATTTTTAGGACTGACTCTTTCGTACACACTCAACAATTTTAATTGATTGCCTACTAGCATAACACCATAATTCATAGGAGTAAAATATCTACGTGTTCCTAACAGTAGCGCATTGTCACTGATGCTGTTGGAAATTTCTCCATCTTCTTCCCAAATGCTAGTGATGATTTTTTGTATAACACCTAACTTTTTAACTTTAGCAGGTAAACTCATCCAAATTGGACTAGTAAAGTTAATAGTAGACAGATCGATTGTATCTTCGGTTCCGACTGGAACAGTTCTGCTGCTCCAGGTTACACTTTCTAGATCAACTGTGGTCAAGCTAGTCCAATCTAGATAATTATCTGTGGTTTGTAGCTCTAAGCTAGGATTAAACAGTGCTAATATTTGTTCTAATAATTGTAATTTTTGATCAGTGTTGCTGGTCCATATGTCAACAGTTATGCCAATTTTGTACGGCACAGGCATATGTCTTTCTACAGTAACAGCATTTGCTTGTTTGTTGGTGTAAGCCCCAATAGTATCGTCGTATGTGCGTTGTCTAACACTAAACTTGTCCACAAAATTGGGCTCTTGCATTCTGTCTCTGTCGTAGTTTAATTCGCCAATGTACACGCTGATTTGTGGAGTAGGTATCATTTTGTTTTCTGAATTGTCTTGCAATATGGTTAACCCTTGTCTGCTGGCATCGCCATACTTTACAGGCACACGCACCAGTGTGGAATTTCCATTTCTATCATTCATTTCAACGTTAAAATTGCTAAACATTCTTATAAACTGCAATAGATATCTGCGTATTTGTTTGTCATAAAAATATGTATCTGAAATTGCCATCAATCATCTGCCTCTGGTCTAAATAAATCACTGAGTCCTTGTTTACTGTCTATTTGTGTACCATCTTGCAATTCCACAGTGTTGTCGTTGCTGATAAAACTTTCTTTTTGTGTTTGATTGTTTTCATCGCCTCGAGTGATGTTTGTTTGCACATTGTCTTCGATTCTCGACCATCTACTGCCGTTGTATCTAAACAACCTGTTGGGCATATAATCCAATCTTAACACATAGTCTCCTTCCAGTGCATCCTGCGGAAAACTCACAGCCGCTGTAACCAGCAATCCATTTGGTGGTTTCCCGTCGCCTACTAGATGACCTTGGTAATCTGCTCTAGGTGTTTCGAGTGCTTCACTAGCATCTAATAAATTGGTACTGGCCTTGTTGTCAGTGTCGTCTGCTGTCTTTCCAAACGGATCAGCAGGGGATCCATCTTCGCGTGTGCCTACAATATAAAAAGGAGATGTGTCATATCCACTGGTGGGTGTTTCGTGTTCTGCTTGTTGTATGATAGCATCGTTGATCTCTAGAGTTTGTTTGTAGGTACTGAGCAAATCCTTTAATCCACCGTTGTCATCCGAAGGATCGTTGCTATCCAAACTTTGATCAAAAATATCTTTGTACTCTTGTGCATCCACCAGTGGTGTACATTTTACACGCCACAGATGTGGATACCACGTAGGAGAAAAACCTTCTGCAGCTCTACTACCTTCCTGCACAACATAATATCTTTTGAGTGCGCCATCTAATGTTTCGTCTAAGCCAAAAAAGTCTTTCAAGTGTGGCAATTCTAACACATCGCCACTCATCAACTTTCTTCCTAAGCGTTCAACCATAGTGTTGAGATGAAAAGTAATAAACAGTGTATCCCCACTGAGAAACAAACCAAATTGACTTAGATCAAAATCTATGTCTTGTACGTTGTAAATGCCTCGCATTACATAGAGATCACGTTCGTAAACTCGATCTCTGTTTTCCAAAAATAGCAAATCTTGAATATTTTTTTCGCTAAGAGTGTCATACACTGGTTGTGTAGCATCACCTGTTTGGTCGCTGGTGGATCCAAGATATTTGTGTACAACTATGTCAGTTCCGCCAACAGTGAACATTTCATATATTCTATTGTCGTGGAATTTGTAGTCGTTAGCTCGTTCTGGCTTGTAAAGTGATAAGCGAGGCATGATTGATTCTTTGTTTATCCTGTGTTATAATGTATTTATAGCAAAAAAAAATGTAAAATATACTACCTGGGATAAAATAGCTGTAAGAGGAAAAGGAATATGGGAATGGCAAAAACCAAAGGCACAAACAATATCGACAATCCGTTTGACGGAAAAATTGATTGGAAAAATTCTCACAATTTAGACTATGCAGAATACAGTCGCAGGCTTTCGCAGTGGCTTAACTATCACGCATACAAGTACAACAGCAAAGATCTCAAAAAAGATATTGTTAAATGGATGAATCAAAATGGATATTCGTCAGAACAAACAAACGTCTTTTCTGCCAACGGTGACAGCTACCTAAGTGTAACAATGGGCAGTATTGCAAAAATGCTCACAGCTGGTGGTCCGGACAGCCATCCAGATTTTGTAAACGACCGCAGTCACAGTGAGTGGTTGCACAAACAGATCGAGCCTTGCTTGGCTAATACCAACATACAACAAGAACAGCCCAAGAATACAAATGTCGTAGATATTCAAACTAGAATGCGACAGCAGTGTTACACATATGTCGAACCCATTGAACAAATGCTCGATCAACTAGCAAATAATCCCAGCAAGTTTGACATTGATGCTTTTACACCAGTAACTGTACTACAGGATGCAAACATAAGTCAGGCACACGCAAGAATTATAAAAAGTTTTTACGAGCCAGAAGCACAGGACTTCTTAGAGCTAGCACAAGGCTCTACAGACAACGAATTAAAGGAAGCATACAGTCACTTAAAGAAAACTGATATACGTCGCTTTGCAGACGTTTACACCAAGCTGTTGGAAGCGTGCGACACACTAATAGCAACTGCCAAAGCCAAAAGTGCTCCTAGAAAACGCAAACCTACTCCCCCGAGTAAGATTGTTGCTAAACTAAAATACAAAAAAGAAGATCAAGATCTTAAAATCAAAAGTGTCAATCCCACAGAAGTTGTTGGTGCTAAAGAAGTGTGGGTATACAACACAAAAACTCGCAAACTAGGGCGTTATGTTGCTGACGAGTTTGTAGGCGAGCTCAGTGTAAAAGGCACAACCATTGTAGGATTTACTCCTACCAGTAGCGTGCAAAAAACATTGAGAAAACCTGCAGATCAACTCAAAGAGTTTATGCGGGCTAGCAAACCTAACACTCGTAAATTTTTAGACACCGTTAAAACTGTAGACATCAAACTAACCGGTCGAATCAATCCAGAAACCTTGTTGTTGAAAGTAATCAAATAAAATAAATACTAAAACAAGGTAAAAATTATGTCCACAGATTTAACCACTCTAAAGCAACAAGTGTTTGACTACGTTTATCTTCGCTTGGGTGGCGATATGGTTGACGTTGAACTTGATCCTAGTCATTATGACATCGCACTTCAAAGAGCATTTGATGTTTATAGACAGCGTGCTAGCAACAGCGTAGAAGAAAGTTATGCTTTCTTAGAAATAGTCAAAGACCAAAACGAGTACACCTTGGACTCAAATATTGTGGATGTAAAAAGTGTACTTAGAAGAACCATTGGCAGCACACAAGGAAATTCAGCCAACCAATTTGAACCGTTTGAAGCTGGATATCTCAATCACTATATGCTGAAAAGCGGAAGAGTTGGAGGTCTTGCAACCTATGATTTGTATGCAGGATACCAAGAACTGAGTGCACGGTTGTTTGGTGGTTTTATGCAGTTTCACTGGAACAAAGTAAACAAAAAGTTAACTTTGATAAGACACACTGAAGCCAGTGGCGAAGTGATGATGCTACACGTTTACAACTATAAACCTGATCAGATTATTTTACAGGATCCGCAAACAAAACCTTGGATGTATGATTATACACTTGCACAATGCAAATATATGCTAGGCGAAGCACGAAGCAAGTTTGCCACTATTGCAGGACCACAAGGTGGAACCACACTAAACGGTGATACATTAAAAGCAGAAGCACAAGCCGAAATGGACAAGTTAGAGCAGGATATACTCAATTATGTTGATGGTAGTAATCCTATGAGCTTTATTATTGGTTAACCACGTTGTTCGCGATCGTGCACATACAACTCAATAAGTGCATAATGTAAAACTTTCAATAAATCTTTGCGATTATATCCGTCTTTTTTGCCATATCGTTGTGCATATTTCATAACATTGCCAATACAAAACCCGTCGCCGTGGCCTGCGTCGATGATAAATTCTGTTGCTTGAAACTTATTTAAACTGTAATGTTCGCCGTAGGTGGCATCAACATACTCCTGAAATTCTTTGATCAGCTCGTCTTCGTTGTACTTGTAATCTGGCATAGATTGTACTCCTTGTTAAACAACGATTTTAACATATGTAATGAAAACTGTCAATATCAATCAGTCGGCGACCAGGTCAGATTTGCTCCAGCCTACTCCGCTGATTTTAAGTTCTATAAAACAGTTTTGGCAAACTGTTTTCAAGTTTCTCCAGTCTGTGTTGTTGAGATTGCCATCCACAAAATGCACCGTAAGCTGTTGGGAAAACGTTGCTATAAATCCACATTTTTCACAATGGTTCAACTGTTGATACCCAGCTGATTGCCATCTAGGAATTTCTATGGGTTTTTTTCTGTTGGCTTTTCTTGCACAACTGTCACAGGTTTTTCTATAATATACCTTTTCGCCTTTGCGGTAATTCACTGCACAGGGTTTTTTGCTACATTTTGGACAAATTGGTCTATCTTGCATAATAATTGAACCTTTATAGGTACCTTTATTTATGAGCCAAAACACCACCATTTTAGGTTTATCAACTAAATATTACTAACAAAACTTTTTATTAAGAGGATTCTGACAAATGGCATTAGTATCACCAGGTGTAGAAATTACAGTAGTAGATGAAAGCAATTATGTACCAGCCGCGGCTGGTAGTGTACCGATGCTTCTTGTTGCTACAGCTGCTAACAAATCAAGCGGCACAGGTTCAGGACTAGCACAAGGTACCCTAGCATCAGCAGTGGGCAACACATATCTTGTGAGTAGTCAAAGAGAGTTGGCTGAGGTTTTTGGAAACCCACTGTTCTACAGTGACACCACTGGCAACAGCTTACCAGGTTATGAGCTCAACGAGTACGGACTACAAGCTGCATATAGTGTGCTTGGCGTTCTAAACCGTGCGTATGTAGTGAGAGCAGACATTGATCTAAGTCAGTTGGTAGGCACAGGAGTTCGACCAACAGGAAACGTAGACAATGGCACAGCGTGGCTTGATACAGCCAACACTGACTGGGGTATCTTTGAATGGAACAAAACCACAGGTTTGTTTAGTTTGGTTAGTCCTACAGTGATCATCAGCACTGATGATTTAGACAGCGGATTGCCTAAAGCCAGCATTGGCACAGTAGGCAGTTATGCAGTGGTTGCAACCAACACAGCCAATCCAGTTTATTATAAAAACAGCAACAACAACTGGGTACTAGTAGGCAGCGAAGATTGGAAAACCAGTTGGCCAGTTGTAGCAGGTTCAGAATCCAACCCATCTATAACAGCAGGTGATACATTAATCATCAACGGTACAACCATAACAGCTAGTGGAACAACTGTAGCGTCACTGGCTAGTGATGTCAACACAGCCGCAATCACAGGAATCACAGCAGGTGTTACTGATAATAAACTGCAACTGTTTGCAGACAGTACTGCATCAACAGATGGCAGCACCACTGATGGTGGATTGAGCATACAAAATGGTTTGGTTGGCACGATATTGGCAGACTTAGGAATCACAACTGGAACATATTACACACCATCTGTACAGCAGAGCAAACACACCAGTGTACCTGAGTGGAAAAACACAGACAACACGCCTCGTCCAACTGGCAGTGTGTGGGTTAAAACTACAACACCAAACACAGGTGCTGACTTTACACTTAGAGTGTATGACGAAAATGCAGACAGCTTTGTGCTAACAGCAGCTCCATTGTACGAAAACGATCGAACAGCAAACAAGAACTTAGATGCAACCGGCGGTGGTAGAAACATTGCAGCAGGCAGCTACTATGTACAATTTGACACCAGTGAGAACGACACAGTAACATACAAGTTGTTTGTAAGAACAGCAAGCGGCGCAACAACTGTTTCAGGAACCAACACTTCACCTAGTTTTACAGCAGGTGAAACATTCACTATTCAAGCAAGTCAGATCAACAGCACTGAACTAACCACTGCAACCACAGTTACACTCAGCGGAACAACAGCCAACGACGTAGTAGCAGATATACTAAGTGCAAATGTTGCTAATGTTACTGCTAGAATCACAGCTGCTGGCGCAGTTGAAATTGAACACACAGCTGGCGGTGTATTGGTATTAAAAGAAACCAACGGAAATCCACTGTCAGACGCAGGCATTGCTGATACTTTGACCAATGTACGAGCAGGCAACGACAGTGACTTGATCTGCAGCAACTGGATTCCTGCAACATACACAGCAGGCACAACTCGCCCAGGCACAGATCCAGCCGATGGTACATATTGGTACTACAGCGTTGCTGATGAATTTGATATTATGATACACGACGGGTCAAACTGGAAAGGCTATAGAACAGTCAGCAGTGATGCAAGAGGGTACGACCTCACAGCAACCAACAGTGCAGGACCAATAGTGAGTGCTAGTGAGCCAGAACAACAAGATGACGAAACTCCACTGGTTGTAGGAGATCTTTGGATCAATACCAGTGATTTGGAAAATTTCCCAAGAATATATCGTTACGAAACCACAGCAGACGGCAACGAATGGGTACAGATTGATGTCAGTGACAGCGATACTGAAAATGGTATTTTGTTCAGTGATGCACGTTGGGGAACCAGCGGGGATGTTGATCCTATAACCGACGAAGTGCCAAGCATCAGTGATCTAAGCGAAAGCAACTATTTAGATCTAGATGCTCCGGATGCAGACTTGTATCCAAGAGGTACTCTACTGTGGAACACAAGAAGAAGCGGTTTTGGTGTTAAAGTTTTCCGTAGAAGATACTTTAACGCAGATGATTTTGCAGGCACATTACCAAGTCAAACTAGCACTTGGGTATCACAACTTACAACACAAGCCAATGGTGCTCCTGCACTAGGCCGCAAGAGTGTGAGACAGATTGTGGTTGCGGCTATGAAGAGTGCAATTGATACAAACAGCGATATTCGTGAAGAACAAAGAGAATTTAATCTAATTGCCGCACCTGGATATCCGGAGTTGATGAGCAATATGGTTGCACTAAACAACGAACGCAGAAACACTGCATTTGTAGTAGGTGATTCGCCAATGAGATTGGCACCAGATGATATAGAAAACTGGGCATTAAACAGCAACAATGCTATTGTAGACAGCGAAGACGGCTTAGTAAGTGCTGATAACTACTTGGGTGTATTCTACCCAAGTGGTACAACCAACAGCCTCACAGGACAAACCATCCAAGTACCGCCAAGTCATATGATGTTGCGTACGATTGCACGAAGTGATAATGCAAGCTTTCCTTGGTTAGCGCCAGCTGGCAACAGACGAGGTACTATTGACAATGCCAACAGCATTGGTTATATTGACAGCGACACAGGAAGATTTGTTAGTATCGGAGTCACCGAAGGTATCAGGGATACATTGTACCAAAATGCCATCAATCCAATTACATTCTTCCCAGGTGTTGGCTTGTTGAACTATGGTAACAAAACTCGCGTCACTACACCAAGTGCACTAGACCGAATCAATGTCGCAAGATTGATCAACTACATTAGATCGCAACTGGACAAAATTGCCAAAGCATTTATCTTCGAACCAAATGATAAACTCACACGTGATGAACTCAAAGGTGCGGTAGAAGGTTTCTTCAACGACCTAGTAGCTAAACGTGGTGTGTATGACTATTTGGTAGTGTGTGATGAGAGCAACAACACTCCAACACGCATCGACAGAAATGAATTGTATATGGATATTGCTATTGAGCCTGTGAAGAGTGTGGAGTTTGTGTACATTCCGATTAGAATCAAGAACACTGGTGAATTAGAAGCAGGCAATACAGCAAGTTCTAGCGATGTGTAAGAACACACAAAGAGGGGATCGATCCCCTCTTTGAATAAGATAAATAAATTTATATTAGGAGCAAATAAATGGCAGTTTCATCATTAAACAAATTTACAGTTCCACTAGCTAGTGACCAATCTGCATCTGGCCAGGGACTGTTGATGCCAAAACTCAAATATCGCTTTAGGGTGTTATTTGAAAACTTTGGTGTAAGCACACCAAGAAGCGAAATGACCAAACAAGTGATTGATATCGCTCGTCCTAACGTGACATTTGAAGAAATGCCAGTTGACGTGTACAACTCTAAAGTTTACCTATTAGGCAAGCACACCTGGGATCCAATCACAGTAAACCTACGTGATGATATGAATGGATCTGTAAGCCAATTGGTAGGCGAACAATTGCAGAAGCAATTTGACTTTATGGAACAAAGCAGTGCAAGTTCAGGTATTGACTACAAGTTTATCACCAAATTCGAAGTACTAGACGGTGGCAACGGAGCAAACGAACCTACAGTACTAGAAACTTGGGAAATGTATGGTTGTTTTCTCACAGGAGCAAACTACAACGATCTCAATTATGCCAGCAACGAGCCAGCAACTATATCGTTGAACATAAGATTTGATAATGCTGTACAAACACCTGAAAACAGTGGTGTAGGCAGCACTATTGCAAGAACACTTGGTACTAATACAACCGGCGTAAGCACAGGCTCATAAGGAGTAGCCAGTGGCTAGTTTTTTAAACAATTTTTTAAAAGCGCTGGCCGCTGGCGACAATGTTCGTGACTACGAACACGCCAGTAGGGTTTTCCGAGACAACGGATATGACCTTGCTCCTAAATCACAACACCTTTATTATGTACTGTTTGAATTCAACGAAGGTGTAAGACAGTTTACAGACTTTATGGCAGACCAAACTAGAACCTATGAAATTGGGGTACTAGTTAATCAGATACAATTGCCCGGGTTTTCGGTAAATCTTGCAGAAAAAAATCAATACGGCAAGCACACTTATACCCAAACACGAATCAATTATAATCCAGTAGAAATAACATTTCACGATGATATGGCCAACACTATAACTGAGTTTTGGTCAAACTACTACAAATACTATTATGCAGATGGAACCGATCGCCAGTCAACTGCAAATGAAAATCCCTACAAATATTCACCAGACTTCAACACTAATGCCTATGGCTATAAAGGATACACACCCACTGGAGAGAGCTCGCAGAACTTTCTCAAAAGTGTAAAAATCTACAGTTTGCACAAAAAAGAATTCACAGAATACACTCTTGTAAAACCTATGATTGAAAATATGACACACGGTACACACGCCAGTGCTGGCAATACACTGATGGAGCACACTATGAGTTTGCGTTACCAAAGCGTACTGTATGGCAAAGGACAAGTAGCACAAGGCACACCTGCAGGATTTACCTTGCGGTATGACAACAAACCAAGTGCAATCAGCACTGGTACAACCAGCATACTAGGTCAAGGCGGTCTTGTAGGAACAGCAAGTGGCATAATTGGCGATCTAGGCAACGGAAATATATTGGCTGCAGGTGTAAAAGCACTGCAAGGACAGAACGCATTCGAAGGTGTAGACATTGGTAGAGTGATTGCAGAGGAGGGTGTGGGTTTATTGTCAGACACCATTAGAAATGCAGATCTCGGCACTAGTACCAACAACAAAGAAATTTCAGTGCCGAGACTGTTGTCCGGCATTACAGGGTCTAGCACCAACACCACTGTTTCAAACGATGCATCAGCAACTGCTACTAACAACACAGTAAACATCAACGGACAAGATTTGTAATGAGCACACAAAATACAAACCTGCCTGTAAATCAAAACCTTTCCAGTGCCGAACAACGTACACTTGTTTTTTTCAACGGATACTTTGATGAAGAAATTACAGTAGACAGTAGTGTACACGACACTGTGTACAGTTTTTTCTTGAGACAGACAAGTGATCCACAGAGTGCAAACGCTTTTACGCACAGCTTGATCACAATAAGCAATCAACTAAATGTAAACCCTACAGACTTACTAGATCAATTCAACGGAGCAGGGATTACCGTAGATAGATTTATGGCAGCTTTAATCAATGACACTAGAAGAAACACCAGCTTGATCGGACTCAAGCAATCCACTGTTGCTAGTCCTGTTGTAGCGAGAAATATCTTACCATAAGTATGTTATGGCTAGAAAATTTGCACAGGGTAAGTTTTATCCTAAAAACCCAAACAAATATGTAGGCAAAAAAAATCCAACCTATCGCAGCAGTTGGGAGTGGGCTTTTATGAACTTTTGCGACAACAATCCAGCAGTGCTTCAATGGGCAAGTGAATCTGTAAGCATACCCTATAAAAATCCATTTGATGGAAGAAACACTATCTATGTTCCAGATTTTTTTATAGTATACACTGATCGCAACGGTGCTAAAAACGCAGAGCTTATAGAAATCAAACCAAAAAAACAAACCACACTGGAAGCAGCAGGACGCAGCAAAAAAGATCAAGCCAGTGCAATTCTCAACGCAGCAAAATGGCAGGCTGCCAATGCGTATGCTCGACAAAATAGAATTAAATTTAGAGTGGTAACAGAAGAAGAACTATTTCATCAAGGCGGAAAAAAATGAGACTTGTAGTGTTTGGCGACAGTCATCCAGCTGGCAGTGAAATTGATCAGCAGTACAGTTTGCAGTGTTATGACAAAAGTTTTGCCAAAAAGCTAGCCAATCAATTGGATTTGGATTATGAAAATTACAGCATCGCAGGAGCAAGCAACTGTTACATTGCAACACAAACCTACAAATATCTCAGCACAGCTGACTCAGATATATTCTTACTAATCAGTTGGGGAGCTGCCAGAAGAGCAACTGTGTATGACTACGACAGCCGAGATTTCTTGCACATAAACGAATATGATGCAGATGCAGACTATTTGTCCAAAAAACAAAAGAGTATGATCAAAAGTTTTTATCAATATCAATACCCAGACGCAGAAGAAGAATGGAAAATATTAGGACATATCGTAGGATTGTACAATTACTTGACAAACCAAGATTATAATTTTTTAATGATGGATTCAACTCAAGCATTTGCACACTGGCATCAAGGTTATTTCAAAATGAATAATTATTTTGATCTACACAATCCACACACATACTGGCACCAATATGAACAATGGCGAACGCAAGAGATATATAACACTGATAGATGGGCAAAGCATGCTCCGGAACAATGGCATAGCGTGTGGGCTGATAAATTGTTTCATCACGTAAAAGAGTACAAATTATTATGACCAAAAAACTAGAAGAAATCTTCAACATATCCACTGACAGCAACGACACTGATCAAGAAAAAAACACTCAGTCGTCCTTGCCGTTTGACAGCACTGAAAAAATGCAAGAGGTTGCAAACACTGTGGAAAAAGTAGATCGTGCTCTGCCTATGGTAAAAGATCTAGAAGCAAACGACAAGGAAATGGACGATTTGGCACAGGATGCCAAAGAAAGTTTTGAAACTCTCATGGATCTAGGTATGAATGTTGATCCACGGTTCAGCGGAAAATTATTTGAAGTTGCAGGACAAATGCTAGGGCATGCAGTGTCTGCTAAAAATGCAAAAATTGACAAGAAATTAAAAATGGTCGAGCTACAATTAAAACAAGCAAGACTTGAACAGATGGAAAAACGTCATGCCGACGACCGCGGAGAAATCGAAGGTGAAGGCATGGTTGTTGATCGCAACGAGTTGCTGAAACAATTGCTAGAACAAAACAAAGACAATGAATAATGGATATACTCGAATTATGCAAAAATAAAAAAACGTTGTTGCTTACCATAGGAGATAGTTGGACTTTTGGTGATAGTATGCTCGGCGAAAAAGAACACTATCTTAAAAGCCCAGCAGGTCAGCACCATAGGAAAAAACATCTATGGGGAAGACATCTTTCAGATCGGTTGGACTACGATTGGTTAAACATTGCCGAACCAGGAATTAGCAACAAGGTTATGGTAGACTACTTAGATTATTTTAAAAATACAAAAAAATATCATAGATACAAACATATATTTGCAGTGATTGTGCTCACAGAAACAGGCAGAGAATTAGAGCAACTAGATTGGAAAAACCATAGACAAGAACTGCAAACGTCAGAACAAAAAATCTACAATGCTATAAAAAAACACACCGACGAAAAGATGTCATTCACAGTGGCAAGAAATTTTACAGTGAACTACAAAAGAACACAGGTGCCACGCAATATAAAATTTGTAGAAAAAAACTGGCAAAGCGTATTGCTGGAATCTCAATGCATTCGGCTAGTTGATGTAAGAGGTCCTGCAAGTGGAGTAGCCTTATGGATCTATGAGAATTACAATCCAAGCGTTGTAAAAAACCCAGCATACAAAAAATTTGTAATAGACACAGTAGATTCAGCACAGCCTCTATGGGATGCAATGGACGCTAGCAAACTTAATTATTCAAGAGCAACCAGACACCCAACTGAACAGGGCCACAGAATTTGGGCTGATTATTTGTATGATAATTATTTTCAAAACAACTAAATATACTTAATAAATTATAGGATTTGCCAATGAAATCGTTTAAACATTATCTCACAGAGAGTGTTAAAGAATACAATTATAGATTGAAGTTTGCTGATTTGCCAGAAGAGTTTGACTTTGGCAAACTAGAAACAGCACTTGAAAAGTTTAGTTTGGTAAGTGTTGCCAAGCCTAAAAAGACTCCTATCCAAGAGCACCCAGCAGACTTTCAAACTCTACAAAATGCAGAGGTACACATCATTGATGCTACCGTGGCATACCCGGTATCCAGCGTAGAGCTTCACAATTATCTTCATACTGCACTTGGTGTTGCTCCAAGTCATCTTGTGGTAATCAACAAAGATCATCCAGAAGAAATTGCCAGAGAACAGCAAGTGGAAGCCGAAGACGAAGAATACGAAACAGCACTGGGCAACGATTATCCAGACGATGGTATTAAATCACAGGAATATTTCGGCGATGAATACAATGCAAATCTTATCAAAGAACTAACTTCTAACAAAGAACTAGTTCAAGCCGAAGGTGGGAAAACTCCTGCCGCAACTACACTGGCCGATGAGCCACAAGGTACAGACAGCCCGATCAGCGGAGGAGAAAAATAATGCAACTAATAGACGTACTAAACAAACTAAGAGCAATTGAAAATCCAACACAAGAAGTAAAGGAAGCAATTGCACAAGCAGAAAGCATGACCAACGAAGCAATGATGATGGTTTGCAAGGACTGCGGAGACAAGATGGGACATCCTACAACAGATTGTCCACATGATTGTCACGATCCAAAAGGCAAGCACTGGATTATGTCTGACGTTCAAGAAGACGAAGACGTTGTAGTAGACATGCCTGTGATGGTTGAGCCAGAAGCAGAACTAGAGCCAGAGATTGAGTTGGAAGTTGAACCAGACCGTCAAGACAGGAATGAAGCTGTTGATATGGCCCACGGTCAACTTGAATTTATCAAGTATGCTGCCAAAGAAATTGAAGACTACCTGATGCGTGGCATGCCATTGCCAGAATGGATGCAAAACAAGTTGAGTCGCATGCATGCTAACATAATGAATTTGCATGCTTATATCGAAGGCGAAGAAGGCAAGGCTGGGTTAAATGAAAGCGAAGAATTTGCAGAAGCTGCAGGAGAATTTGCTGAACCATTTTATGCACTACAAGATGAGTTTGCTGGTGGCGAAGCATCAGGTGCACACAAAGAGTTGATTGATAATTTGATCATGTACATGAGTGGTGATGATGTTAAAGACTTTGTTGCAGACTTCCGTAGACACTATGATATGAATTCAGTTGAGGAATCAGACTTAGACGATCTACGCACACTTGCTGGCATGGAAGATCTTGAAGAATATGCTAACACGCCAGATGGATACAGTGAAGATCCGCAATATGGTGATGCAGAAGAACAAGTCAACGGACAAGCTGGCGGTATCAACGGACAAAAAACACAATACAACAAAGCCAATGCTGGCGACAATGCCATGGCAGTTGAGTCGATCAAAGAGCGACTATGGGCTGCACTGCAAGAAGAAAAAGAAGAAACAGCCGAAGGTCGTGGCAGAGGTCGTGGCAAAAAGAAAACTGACGAAGACGAAGAAGTGGCTGCCGAAGGCCGTGGCAGAGGCAAAGACAAAGTAATGGCCGGTCGTGGCAGAGGCAAAGACAAAGTAATGGCCGGTCGTGGCAGAGGCAAAGACAAAGTAATGGCGAGTCGTGGTAGAGGAAAAAATTAATTGGTCAGCGTACTTTGATCATATAAAACCTGTGTGCCCTTGGAGCACATCTGCTTGGAACAAAG